GCGGCTACACGCCCCACTGGTGTATTATAGCGACGTTCTGGGGCGCACCGTGACCGTGCCTGCGGGGTATTGCACTGATCTGGCGAGTGTACCTAAGCTGCTTCGGTGGCTAGTACCCGTAGCAAACGCAAAAAACCGAAAGGCGGCAGTGGTCCACGACTACCTATGCACCCACGGAGACGGCGTTGTTAAGAACCAAAAGCAGGCCGACAAAGTGTTTAGAGAAGCTTTGGGCGTATTGGGCTTAGGCCGGTTTAAATCAGGCGCTCTCTACTACCCAGTGCGAACATTCCAGACAATCACAGGATGGTTCAAATGAAAGCATTACTTGCTCTTGGAGCCTTAGCCCTTGCGGGCTGCACGCAGTTAAACAGCTTAGAGATTACACCCGAAGACAACGCTATGGCCTGTTTGAAGGGTAACACTAACGCCGCAGGCGCTTTCCTTGGTGCGAACGTCTCGGGCATTACGGTAGAGCTTCCGGCGGGTGTAGATACCTCGAACTGGACTGCACAAGACTGGAAAGAACTAGCTGAGCTTTGCGACTAGTGACCGAAAGACTTATTGAAATGCTCAAGCGCCATGAGGGCGTAAGGTCCCACGTTTATTTGTGTTCTGCTGGGTACGAAACCATTGGTGTGGGGCGAAATATATCTAACACCGGTATGGGCCTGTTCGATGATGAAGTCGACTACCTGCTAGAGAACGACATCGCGCGCGTTATTAAGGAACTTTCCTCGGAATATCCGTGGTTTACCGACCTTGATGACGTACGAAAAGATGCTATTATAGACATCAGTTTTAACCTTGGTGCCACTCGACTTCGTGGTTTCAGGCGCGCATTAGCTGCTATGGACGCAGCAGACTATACAACCGCATCTTTAGAGTTTTTAGATTCCAAGTGGAGTCGGGATGTCAAGGGACGCTCAACCGAACTCGCGTACATGATCGAGACGGGTGAGTACCTATAATGAGGTTAGGAAATGCCGCTACAGAAACTACAGTTCCGTCCCGGGGTTGACCGCGAGAATACTCGCTACGCAGCCGAAGGCGGTTGGTACGAGACCAACAAAGTGCGTTTCAGACGGGGTATGCCTCAGAAGATCGGCGGGTGGGTGCGCCTGTCTAATAACTCCTTTCTCGGCATCTGCCGGTCTATGCTCAACTGGGTTACCCTCCAAGGGCAGAACCTCGTCTCGGTTGGCACTAACCTCAAGTACTACATCGAGCGCGGCGGAGCGTACTATGACATCACGCCTATTCGGTCTACAGTATCTCTGACAGACCCGTTTACTACTACGTCAGGCTCTGCGACTGTCCTTGTTACTGATGTTGCCCATGGCGCACTCCAGAACGACTTTGTTACGTTTAGCGGGGGAACTGCGGTTGGCGGGCTTACCCTAAACAACGAGTACCAGATTAGCTTTGTAAGCGAAGACACCTACACTATTACTGCCGAGACTACGGCTTCTTCTACCGCCACGGGCGGGGGTACTGTTACTGCGGCCTATCAAGTCAACACAGGCAACGAAATTGCGGTACCTTTTACCGGCTGGAGTGCCGGTACTTGGGGGTCGAATACATGGGGCAACAGCGGCGCTACACTTGCTCCCATACGGCTTTGGAGTCAGGCTAACTTTGGCGAAGACTTGTTCTTTACCTACCGTGGTGGTGAGCTTTTCTACTGGGATGCAAGCAACGACATAACTACTCGCGCTGTGTATGTGTCCTCACTTGGCGGTGCGTCAGACGTTCCTGTAATAGTTAACAAGGCTTTCGTGTCGGACATCTTCCGGTTTGCGTTCTGCTTTGGTGCGAACGATTTGGGTACTAGCGTGCTTGACCCCATGCTTATCCGTTGGTCTGACCAAGAAGACGTGGCTAACTGGACGCCTGCGGCTACTAACCAAGCCGGTAGCCTACGCCTGTCACGCGGTAGTGAGATTGTTACTGCCATCCAAGCACGTCAGGAAGTACTGATTTGGACTGATACGGCCCTCTACGGCTTGCAGTATCTAGGTGCACCGGAGGTGTGGGGTGCGCAGTTACTAGGCGACAACATTACTATAGCTAGCCCTAACGCTGCGGTTTACTCAGGCAACATTGCCTATTGGATGGGTACGGATAAGTTCTACAGCTACGACGGTACGGTCAAGACGCTGCCTTGTTCGGTTAGAAGTTATGTATTTAACGACTTCAACTTCTCTCAGTACGACCAAGTAATAGCAGGTACTAACGAGCGGTTCGACGAGATTTGGTGGTTCTATTGCTCTGCCGACTCTACTCAGAACGACCGCTACGTGGTGTACAACTACCTGCAAGACATCTGGTACTACGGCACGCTTTCACGCAGCGCTTGGATCGACTCTGACCTGAGAGAAAACCCACTGGCGGCTACGTACAGCAACAACTTGGTTAACCACGAAGTGGGCTACGACTGCCAAGAAACGTCCACGCCGTTCCCGATTACAGCTACGCTTATCTCCTCTGAGTTTGACTTGGACGACGGCGATAAGTTTATGTTTGTTAATAGAATGTTACCTGACGTAACGTTTGAGGGTTCTACGGCAGATAGCCCCGCCGCTGTGATGACTTTATCTCCTATGGAGAACTCCGGTTCTGGGTACAACAACCCGCTATCAGAAGGCGGCAACAGCAGCGCTACGGTAACTCGTTCAGCCACAGTGCCTATTGAGCAGTTTACAGGGCAGGTCTTTGTACGGGTACGCGGTAGGCAGATGGCCTTTAAGATCGAGTCCACTGAGCTGGGTGTGGCTTGGAAGCTAGGTATACCACGACTGAATATGCGTCCCGACGGTAGGAGAGGCTAGTGGCTCAGAGACTAGTACAAAAAGTCCAAGCGCCCGCGCTGCCCGTACCCAAGGACAGTCCACTCAAGCAGTATCTGGACGACCTGAACAACATATTACGCCTGTTTTTTAACCTGCTAACTAACGCGGTTAATAACGTAGTAGGTGAGTTTGGGGGTGCGTTTCTTGAGGTGCCGAACGCTAAGTTCTTTTCTACTGTAGATCAAACAGCGGCTATCGTAAACACAGCGTACGCTCTACAGTTCGAGAACACGTATTTAGGCGAAGCTATAAGCATAACGGGAACACAAATAACCCCACTTTATTCAGGGGTTTACAACTTTGAACTCTCAGTAGAGTTGACTAGCGGCAGTGCTAGCTCCAAAGAGTTGTCTTTCTGGGTGCGCAGAAGTGGTGTAGACATAGCAAATACTGCTAGAACACACGTTATAGCGGGGTCGGGTGGGGTAGACGACTTTGAATACAGCTTCACCATGGACTTAACAGCGGGGCAGTATTTAGAAATTATGTGGGCGACAGACGACACAGCCGTAACAATTGATTATCAGGCGGCTGCTAGCCCCCGCCCTGCCGTGCCGTCCACTTTATTAACAGTAGTTTTTGTGTCAGCGTTGCCAGAAACGCTGCCGACACCGTAGGTTTAGTATGGGAACGGCTACCGATTTAAAAAAGAATACTATGGTATTGACCTCTCAGGGGTACATGCCATATAGCCAAGCACAAAGTGCGGGTTTAGCCAACCAAGACGTGCAAGCCGTTATTGATGCTATGGCTTCCGATGCCCGGCTCAGCGCATTAGAAGACAACGTTCCCTCCAACGTCGAGTTCACCGTTGACGACTACCTCCAAGGCATTAATGTCGCTGATGGCATCTCTGACGATGAAACAGACCTCGTTGTTCAACTTTTGGCCTTGGGCGCGGTAACTGCGGCTGACGTAGAAGCTGCCACAGGCATTCCTGCGAGTGCTGTATCAGCCGCTTATGACGCTATAGCTGAAGCTGACGCCGTACAACAAGCCATTGATTTAGCAGCCGAAATAGCCGCAGGTGACGCAGCCGCTGCCGCCGCTGGTGACGTTTGGGTAGATGAAGACGGGAACAGATGGGGTGGCGGTGCTGAGATACTCGGCATACTAAAAGCATTCCCTGCCGCTGTAGATGTTAACTTC